TATGAAATCATGTATATCTGGGAAAATGAATTTTCAGATCTACATAAATTGATTAATAGGTTAAGGAACAAACTCCACAGGTCTGTTGAAATAACAGATTTTGAATTTAATGAATTAAAAGTCTCAGAAGTTTCGCGGCATGATTGTAAGTCACTTTTAGATGCATATCATTATTTGGGCGGTAATAGAGGTGGTCTAGCATATGGGGCTTGGTATCGAGATGAGTTGATTGCGGTGGTGTTATACAGTAACCCAATTAGACAACAAACAGAAAAATTTATCGGACTTGGAAATTTGAAGGAATTATCACGACTTTGTATTGATCCTAAATTCCAAAAGAAAAATCTAGGATCATGGTTTGTATCAAGGACTTTGCAATCAATACAGGCTGATGCTGTAATCGCCTATGCTGACACAACTCGCGGTCATGTTGGTACTGTTTATAAAGCATGCAATTTTGATCTTCACCATGAAATTCCACCTGATTATTGGTACATAGATGACCTTGGAATTGTTATCCATAAAAAGACTTTATACAATCGTGCAAGATTGAATAATGTCAAAGAAGCGATTTATGCCCAAAAGCATGGATATAAAAAGGTATTTGGCGGCAAGAAATTGGCATTCGTGAAACTTGTGACAAATTCTGGTTGAGGGCAATTGTGTATTATAAGTATAATCTGCTCCGTCAAAGTTACAACATAACTTCAGGAGTGCAAAAATGGCAGCGACAGTAACGATTAGGCGTTGGACTGGTGCTTCTGGTTCGCCTACTCGAACAGATATTACCAGTGCTAATACCGTTGCCAATGCTGTCGATACACATCAGGCAACTGCTTCTGGTAGTACCAACCCTATTAAAATTCCTGCGGCCGGTACCAACCGATCATTTTGGGTTGCCACAAGGCTGTCGGTTGATGTAGCCCCATCAGGGACGATCGATAATATTCGATGGCATGGTGATGGTTCCGCCAATTTCGGAACTGGTGTCGGTGCTGTTGCCGCCAAAGCTTCTGGATATGTCCAAGCCACCGGAATGACTGGTACTACCGGTGATGCTCTAAATACGACCAATTATGGAACAACGCTCACCACGGCCGCTCCGCCGGATTTCACGATGTATACGTCTGGTGCGCCGTTGACTGTGACTGGTTCGACCACCACAACCGATACAGCACTCGGGGAATTGGTTGTTTATCAATTGACAGTTGCTACTACAGCTTCTGCAGGTACAACTGCCCAAGAGACATTCACTTGGCTCTTCGACGAGACATAGAGGACAATTATGGCTGAACGAACCAATACCCCACAAGAGCAATTAGCCAGGCAAGCTAAGTCTCTGAAAAAAGGTGATAAATATTGGTGTATGCTCCCCCGCCTGAAGGAACCCAAAAAGGGAAAGATTATTTCTCTATCAACTTCTCTATCCAAGCAAATTGGTCTTGAATTCGACGAAGATGTTGGCGGCCATTCTTGTGACGGATGTGGTAAGCAAGGGTATTGCCTTTATTGTCGTATTAGTCATTTGGCTAACGATGATATGATTAAGGCAATAGAGGAACAGCGTAAGGCAGATCTAGAACGCATCAAAGGTGTTGAAGGCGAATCCCTCGAGGAGATTGATCTTACTGCTGATCTCAAGTAGATTATGAAAATCGATCCCAAACAAATTGCTAAGATGATAACGGAATGTCAAAAGTAACGATCAAACAATGGACCGCCCCTATTAGTAAGGAAGATATGCCAGAGGCTGCAAAGTCTGTTGGTAAATCATCCGATGATGGGTTTAGGGTCAATATCTTGGAGATGGAGCCACCCGTCATGCAAGGGACGGAAGCCAATCATCCATTAGTTGTGTCCACCGATGTTGTAGAAGGTCCGGTTGTATTGTCACCACATCCACGTCCCAACGCTAGCAACTATTTCCACACTAATAAACTGGTTTGGAAGGCACTGTATGCAGATGGCTCTGTCCAAGATCAAATTGGTGAATTAGGTAAAGAGACATCTACTGATAATTTGTCGAGAGTTGGACTTCGGAAGTTTGCTCTTGTTACTAGGAATGGTGGCGAAGTGTGCTCACATGTTCTTGAAACTGGGGACATGTTCTTTTACCGTCGACGCACTGCTATGCGTCCCGGCCACGATGTCGTTGAGGTTATCCACATCGTAGGGAAAACACGCTCTGAAGATGGTCCAAATGATATCATCTTTTTCTATGAGAGCGATATGCATAACGAAATTGGCGATTTCCGGAATCAAGTAGATGCCATCGATGAATGGCGATATCCTATTAAGTGGCATGATTCCGATTTGGTTCCTATTAGCTGAATAAGCCAACGTTAGCCATTCTATCAAAATTAGTCTTGTGTCCCACAGATTATACCACGAAAACTTAAAACAGTACCAAAAATGATCCCAAGGAAGCCCCTTGGTGATCAGTAGGTCAAAGATAATTCAAAGGAGAACCTACAATGGCTCGTTGGGTACCATTCACCGCACACATCCGAATTGTTCCTGATCGTGGTTCGGGGCTTATAAAGACGAAACGATTCGAGACTTGGCGGGATATGCAAAAAATTGGGACACTCATATTTGAGGGTCTAGAGGCATCTGCATCTCTTAATATCTCGGAGCCCGGCGGTGGTCAGCATCAATCGTTTGGCGGCCAAGGACGCAGCGGTAATAGCGGGTTGACCCGTGGCACTGCAGTGAAACCACAAATGGGTGAAGTACCGGCTCAGGCAGCGATTACTGGGTTCTTCAATGCGAATGATTTGAATGCTCAACCGCATCCAGAGAAACAATTGATACATGCTGGTGAGGTGGTTACTGGTCCTGGATCTTCCCCGTCGCTCCAGAATCCCGCAACAGCCACGGATACTGGGTGTGCTGCACTACGATCTGAGTTAGAGACTCGGATTTTGGCTAACCTTCCGGTGGGTATCATTTTCGAAATCTTCCGGATTGATTATGCCGGTGTGGTCTATGGTGACAAGGGGTATCACTTCCCGTAATGAAAGTCACTAAAGAAGATCTCCAGTACGTTCGGCAATATATCGCTGAAAAACATGGTAAGGAGATGACTCCTGCCCAGGTCCTCGAAGTGATGCGTGAAGTGAAGAAAATCGAGGTAGTTGACGAGCCGGGTCTGGCAACCATATTGAGGCAAGATGGCAATAACAAAGGCCACGATCATGAGCATAACGAATCTGATCACTGAGGACGCAGATATTTTCAATGAGGAGGGACTAGATGATTCATGGACAAGTGGGGAAACAACTGTCACACTCACTAAATTGTTGGATATTATAAAAGATGTCCCCATACAAAATGTCTCTACATCAGTATTGTCTAACCTCGCACTTCATGGTGATGATCCTGCAGAACAAGGAAAGATACAGAATGCTGATTTGAAATATCCAGTTTTAATCATAGTCAATGACGATAATTCAATAAATTATATCCTCGATGGAAATCATAGAATTCAAAAAGCAGTTCAGAAGAAGTTGTCAGAAGTGCAAGCTAAATTAATTAAACTTAGTGGTCTTCCTAGCGATTTCCAAGAGGTGTTGGGTTAATGGCAATTCTGGCACCAGCAGAACTCCCGAGTGTCCTAAAGGTCCGCAGTGACCCGATGAAGAAGTATGTCCTATCCAAAATGGGACATCCTATCACTGAGGTGGAGATTTCTGAAGACCAGTGGGAGACAATCTTCCGGGTCGCTGGTGACTTCATTGCTGGGTATTTCCCTCGAGAACAGAAATTATCTCTGTTCTATACCAAGCCTCTCCAGTCCACTTACCCACTACCAGAGGATGCTTACTGGGTGCAAGAGGTCAATTGGGACCCTGTCACTACCAGGATCGATGACGTCTTCGGTGCCGAGTCATTCCTTTTCAATATCGGCAATATTTCTGGTATTCAAAACATCCTTACCGACTACCACCTTCTACAAGCTTATCGCAAGTTCTCCCAAAAAGTTCTAGGGACAGAAGGCCACTGGGAAGTGATCGGTGAAGGAGACGGCACTGGTATTGTTGGTGATGGACTCAGTGCAAAAGATCAGTTGATTCGATTGTACCCGACACCCAAGGGTGCGTTCCCAGTAGTTGTCCTTTACACTCCTGTAGTGAATCATTTCCGTAGTCCGCAATCCAGACAACTGGTTTACGATATGATGTTGGCTGAAGCACGGATTGCGGTCGGTAGTGCTCGTCGGAAGGTAGCTGGTATGCCAACTCCTGATGGTGGTACTATTAATTATGACGGATCAGACTTAGTGCAAGAAGGTCAAAAAGATAAAGATGAAATAATTGAGATGGCCATAAAGTTGGGAGAGCCGATAGGTCTCTGGTTGTGGTAGTTTAGTTATATCGCGTCAAAAATAACTCGGAGGACGCGATAATGGGAACATGGAAACCGGTTGTAGCCAATCTAGACAAAGACGCAATCGTTGCATCTTATAAATCTGGAGTTGCGGTTGCTGATCTAGCAAATAAATATGAAGCTAGGGATTATCATATTAGAAAGGTTTTGAAATCGGCTGGGTTAAAAATCATAAGGGGAAGGTTTAAGTCATCTCACAAGCCGCATAATAAATCAGATGTTGTTGACGACGAAATTATTGGTTTGGTAAAAAAGGGCACGGCATTCAGTGAAGTAGCAAGGCAGTTGGAATGCTCGATCAACGTTGTTAGACAACGATGTTATGCGGCTGGAGTCAAATCGCCAGGATTCAGCTTTAAAGAATCGACTAATCTTAGTGTTCAAATAGGGCAAGAAGCATACGACAAACTTGGCGATGTTGAATGGTTGTTCAATGCATATGTTGTAGAACGAAAACCATCAAGAGTCATTGCTAGCGAATTGAATTGTGGTAAAAAAGCTGTATTATCGGCTTTGCGTCGCCACAGGATAACAGTGAGAAAAGGCCCTGGTAATAGAGGTAAATTCAGTTCGAAACGCAACAAATGCAATGATTTTTGGTGTGATTCATATTGGGAATTGGTTATATCTAATCGGCTTGATGATGACGATAAAGTAATAAAATTCATCAAAAATCCATTTCCGATTTCTTATCAACAAGACGGTAAAATTAGAAGATATATTCCAGATTTCTTGGTCATTTTGGCAGAAGAGCAATTTCTTCTTGAAATCAAGCCTGATGGATTACTTCCATATGTAGAGGGCAAAACTAAAGCAGCTAAGAAATCGATTTTCAATTTCCGCGTAATGAATGTGGATGACAGATTTCCGTGGGAAGTAATCGGCGAAGATGAAAATAATGCCACTACGAATGCAGACAACGATCAGCCTCCAGTTGGAGGTGATCTCTGGGAATAAAGTTCTTGTTCCTGGATGCGAGCCAACGTCTGCATTGTCCTCAACTGCTCTTTCTTCCCACCTTGCTGAATCTGGTTGTGGGAATGCGATCATTGATCTACAGGCCGCACTAGATGCGATTCCTGGGTCTAAAGTGAAGTTGGGGGCCAACTTCAATCGTGGGAATATGCGTCAGAAATGGTTGGTGTTGCCACCAATAGATACTGATTGCCCATGTGCCGATTATGATGATTACTATGAGATATTACGTGATCTGGCTAATGAGGAATTACCCGTCAAAGAGAATTTCGATGCGTGTGATGTGATTGGGATGGGTTTTTGCCCATCTCCGGATTTTGATGATGTCTTGCCACCACCGCCTGATCCATATGTTGAGGAGGGCGTGTTCCCCGAGGGTGTGGGCATATTGCCGCCTGTGCCGCCTTGGGGTTTATCTGGCACTTAGTTAAATCAGCCAAATTTAACTGCCTAGAATGGGACTTCGTTGTCTGGTTCTTGGTGTGGACGCCCTTTGGGTATCAGTGCCCAGCCTTCACACTGTGGGTAATGAACATCCTTATCGAATTTGTATGCTACCAGGCAACATCTTCTCGATTTGGCTTCTGTCCTTTTGTATGGGATTCAAATACAAAGATAGAACATGACAATTCATCGCTTTGCAGCCGATACGGGACAAATTAGTCCTGGCACTTTTGATTCAGTGTGGGAGAGTTATCGCACTGATGTAGAGCAGCGTCATACTCCTATCGCTCTACATGATACGGAAGTTGCGGATATCAAGCTGGCCCGTCAATTGGCTGATGAAATTATTCATGTGTCTGGTGCCGAGATTAAAGTCTTTCAGCGTACTGAGAATGTGGATCATGATGGTGTTTGGGATGAGGATGCTGACCCAACATACTGGAATCATATCCCTATGAAGGCATTCTTCAAACCGGCTCCGATTGAAATTGAGCTGAAGAAATGGGGTGCGGATATGGAAGCCCACCGATTGGAGGTAGTTTTCAGTCATAGACAACTACACGAGAGGTTCAACGATAGGATGTTGCGGATGGGGGATGTGCTACAGTTGCCGTATAATGCGGCTGCTGTTAGTCCAAAGAATTTTAGAATTATGAATGCTACTCCTAGTGGTAATTTCCGTTATATCTGGCTTTACTTTACCTGTCAGGTTGAAATCCTTACTGCCGATATTACTGTGCGGCCTGAGGAAGATATGCCTACAGAGGAGCATGTGAGGACTAACGGTGTCTACCGCGAAAGTATCTGATCAGGTTAAACAGATTCGATCCAGCAATTCTGTGTCGAATCATCGTTTCTTTAATATGATTGCTGCTGGGGTGCAGAAACATCTTGAGCAACAGGTCCCTGGTTTGAAATTGGTTCAGGCAGCTGGTAGTGTCACCAAGAATGGGGGTACTACTGTTCTGACTGGCCAGATTATTGTGCAGGATGCAGATGAGAAGAAGTCCACGGAAGATAAGGTGCGGCAGGTTATGGATGACCTGAAGAATCCTGCTGATTTGTTATCGTCTGTAAAGTAATTGGATAAACATTGCCAATCTACGATTTTGGAGCTGATTTTTCTGTTAAGAGTGGGTCGACCCAGGTCGGTCCGCAACAGCTCCCTAGTGGATTGGGATCTATTCCGGCTGTCAAACAGCTTAGTCATGCTGAGGGCGGTCGTACTGGGATTTCTGGTGATGGTGATGTCCCAGTTTATCCATATCATCTTGAGGAGTACCTTCAGCCTGGCTTTAGGTCATTGGATGACTCGATGAAACAATATTGGTCTGGAATTCGTGTTCCGACTAAGGATTCGTATCGTTTCATGAGGGTCAAGATTGCTGGTGGTGATAAGAGTGTTCTGATATGGAATGATGATCTTGTCGAGGGTCGTGCTCGATTACCTGTGGCTGCTATCAGTCGTGAGAGTCATGAGTTCAATCCTGAGAAGTTCAGTCCTCCATATCATGCTATGACTGCTCGATATCTGAGTAGCCGTGGTGATCAGGTGGCTAAGGTATATCGCCCAACGCCTTGGCTCGTTGATTATAATCTCACTATTTGGGCAGAACATAAAAGAGATGTGGAGTACATAATCTATCAGGTGCTCACCCGGTTCAATCCATTAGCTGAATTCCGGATGTTTGATGGCAAATTAGAAGGGAATGTCCAGATTCGCTATGGTGGGTCGACAGATGCGAGTGATAAAGAAGCAGGATTTGACACGCATGCAAAAGTTCGGTATGAAGTAACCACTACTGCAGAAGCCTGGTTGCCTTTACCAGAGAAGATTGTCAAAACAGTTCTTGGTCGAGTGGTAACTCTTCAAGAAAAAGCTGGTGAAATCCTTGTTGCTTCCAAAGCTCAATCAACGGTGGCTGGTGGGAATTTGTGGTCTGAACCAATCCAAGATGTAGATGAAGCTGAAGAAATAATACAATGAAATATTCGAAGATATCACCTAGTCCAGCCGCTTTGTCTTCGAGAGCAAGACGTGAGACTGGCACGACTAGCGGCTGGCGATTCTACAGTTGGTTGAGACAAAATCAATATCCATCAGGATATGATGTTTTATGCTTTAATTGTAATTGCGGTCGTAATGCAAATGGTGGAATATGTCCACATCAAAAGTACAGTATGGCCTGAATTCAGGACCCAAAAGCTGAGGAATTGATTAATGAGCAAACAGAAAAGTAGTGTGGTGCGAATTTACAACTGCTCCTCGCAGATGATCGCTCTACAAGTACGGCCCCCTAACAGTGATTTCTACCGAAATGAGCAACAGGTCAGGATTAATCCAGGCCAGGATGCTCTGCTGCCGAAGTCTCATCTGCGTAATGAGCAGATTGAGAATCTGCAGAAGAGACGCATGATTCAGGTTATTTATGACTCTGAAGCACATGTCGATCAAGAGGCAGCAGTTACTCCCTAAGGGCATCATTCCGTCAAAAATACCTCAGAAGTCAAGAATTTGACGTATGGAGTAGATCCCAATGGCAGTATTCCTTAGTCCAGGTGTTTTCCCTCGCGAAATCGATCTGAGTGTCATCCCGACCGCCATCGGACCGCTTCGGCCCGCTTTTATCGGCACCGCCAATAAAGGTCCGGTCAATGAAGCAGTCCTGATTACGAATTCGCAGCAGGCAGTTGATACATTCGGTGAGCCCTTCCCAGCCAGTTATTTGATGTATGCTGTATTGGCATATCTTGAAGAAGGCAACCAAGCTTACGTTATGCGTGTTGGCGTGGAATGTGCCGAAGGCCAAGGGGCCGAACTAGACTCCGTATGTATCGACTTGTCCGGCGGACGTGGCAAGGGCTGGGGAAGAATTCCCCTATATCAAGGAATCGATTTTGGCCGTTTGAATCTCCGTGAAGTTGGCGATGGCGTTGGCGACAACCCGGAACCGCTAGTATTCCATGCAGCTTCCATCAGTGCGATCGACTACCGTGACGTTGAAGTCTCGAGCACTTTTGGGGCCACAGCGGCAACATTGAACACAACCGGCACCTACACTGGGTCTGTTGACGATTCATTCGTGATGATTATCACGTCCGCACCAAATCTCTCCGATAATGCTGCTGTCGCAGGAGCAGGATATCAAATCGTCAGAAACAGTGATGGTCAAATCGTTGCAGAGGGTGTTTTAGATGACCCAGGTGATGACGGTATTTCATCCTTCATCCCCATCGGGACTGGTGTTTCGGTTCAAGTTGCCGTCACGTCTGGTGTCTTGGACGAAAATGATACTTTTACATTCTCTGTCGTTCCCGACAACCGTGATTTCTCGGTTTCCGTGGAAGGTGCTACATCACCGACCGTTTACACGATGCTCGCCGCGACTCACACGACCTCCACATCCTTCACCGATGCGGCAAATTTGCTATTGTCTGGCGAGGATTACCAGTTCGTCGAATTTACTTTAGATGACGGCGTTACTGTTATCCCGCAGATTCGTTCGGACACTGCTGGTGAACGTCTTCAGTTGATGACCACTCAAGGATGGGCATTGGAAGTTGGGACTCAGCAATACGCCTGGGATATTCCACGATCTTACCTTCTTGGTTTGGACTCTGGACCATATGATATCACCAGCCAAAATAACCGAGTTCGCATGAACTTGGTGGGTGATAATGAGACGGTTGATGTTGAATTCAACGTGCCGATTGGTCTTGATCAAACGACGGCTTCCATTGCCGGTTCAGTAGATGCTGCTGGTATCGTTGCCGGTGATGTTCTCTGGGATTCGTTCGAATTGACGGTTCCTGGTGAGACTACACATGTTATAATCGTGGCATCATCTGATCATCAATTTGATACCCTTCAGATGTTGGCCGATTATTCGAATTTGCGGACATTGCGATTCTCTGAAGAGTTGAATATCCTGTTCCCTCACAAGAGATCCTATCGCGGATTCAATGATAATCGGACTATTTTGCCGGATTCTGGCGAAACCACTGCTTCGATCCCTCTGTCGTGTGAGACTGATCCGTTTAGCAACGAATGCTCGATCGACACCTCATATTACGCGAATATCGTCGGCTGGTTGGTTGCTCCAAGTGCTGGCACCTGGATCGACGACTACACAGTCAGCTTGGAAGTCTATACTGAAGGTCTTGGAGATGCTGCTGGTCGATATAAGGTCACAATTGCTGGTTCGCAGGGCGAAGTCCTGGACGTGATTGAAGACGCGAGTTTTGACAAGCGTGAAGACCGTTATATTGCCAATATTGTCAACCCAGGATCGCCGATTGGTGGTCAGAACGGCAATTCATACGTTAATTGGGAAGAGCGGCCAGCATTCCTGAACAATAACGTGAATTTGTCGACCTTTGATGTCCGGCAGCCATCACAATTCAATAACCGCGAGTATGCTGGTCAGACTAATGGTATTCCGACTGATCCGGCATTTTCAAGTGAGTTGGACGCAGCAGTCATCGGCAACCCAGCCTTATCCACTGGATTGTACGCATTCCAGAACCCGGAAACAATTGATATTAACTTGTTGACGACTCCTGGGTTCTCGACCGGTGCTGTTATTGGTACGGCTTTGCAAGTTTGCGAGAGCCGTGGTGATGTGCTTTATATTGTCGATCCTCCGTTCGGTCTCCGGCCGCAACAAGTTGTTGATTGGCATAATGGTATGTTGCTGTCCGATCTCAAGGCTGCTATTAATAGTAGCTATGGTGCCCTGTATTGGGGTTGGCTCCGAATCTTCGATCAGTTCAGCTCGAACGAGATTTGGATTCCACCATCTGGACACATCACGAGTGTCTTCTCCCGTACCGCACGTGAAACTGAGCAGTGGTTTGCCCCTGCCGGTCTTCGCCGTGGTCGATTGCTCACCGCGTTGGATGTGGAGTATTCCCCGACGCAGGGAGAACGCGATCTGTTGTATGGCTCTGGCAACTCAGTCAACCCAATTGTGAAATTCCCACAAGATGGTATCACGGTTTGGGGTCAACGGACTCTGCAACGAACTTCATCAGCTTTGGATCGTGTTAATGTCCGGATGTTGTTGATCTTTGTTAAGAAGAATTTGATTCGTCTTCTGCGGAATTTCATCTTCGAGCCAAACGATCGCGTTTTGTGGCGTCAGGTGTCGGCTACGATTGAGCCGTTCTTGGCGGACATTCAAGCCAGACGCGGTTTGCAGGCATTCCGAGTCGTTGTCGATGAGACGAATAATACACCTGAACGAATTGATCGCAATGAATTGTGGGTATCGGTGTTCTTGAAGCCGACCCGGACGGTTGAATTCATCGTGCTCAATTTGGTTGTCCTCCGCACTGGTGCCAGCTTCTCTGCTGAAGAAGTTTTGGCGGCGGGTGGCATCGTGACGGCTACGTAAACTGATGGAGTAAACAATGCCTGGTTTTAATGTACACCCTTTCGGAGGCGGTTACTCCGAAACAGATGGACCATCAAACACGATCGAAACACGCCGGAAGCATCGGTGGGTTTTCGAGACGTTGGGGCGTGGTACTGGAACATTTTCCCAGTCGGAATTATTGGTCTTACAATCCGCATCTCGGCCTGCGTTCAAATTCGATGAACCGGAAATGCACCACAACCAGGAAGTCGCCCGGTTCGCTGGAAAGCAGGATTGGGACCCAGTAACCCT